GCCAATACCACACATTCGCACGTTTCACCCATTTGTTTAGGATGCAATATCCACTACCATCGAATAGATACCACACACCATTAATGTATTGCCATTTGTCTTTAGGATAGCTACCGTCTTTATTTTGATACCACCATCCTGTATCGTTATTTTGCCATCCTTCTTTGATTTCACCTAAACCATATTCAATATCATGTTTGAATTGTTCACGACTAATACCCCACTTAGCAAGATAAGGGTAAGGGTCAACGTGGTCGCTTGCATTATCGGGTTGATGGTATGTGCAGTAGTAGTGTGTTTTAATTCCTTCTAAATCGTCTGAATCGAGCGTTTTCGGAATACCTGCTTCATCCGCTAGGTTACGTAGCAATTCTACATATAATCGATAGTCTGTCATAAATTCTTCCATTGTAGAGTGACTTTCAATCAATTCAACATGTCCATAACCTTCATAGTTCCAACCGCCCCCAACATCGTACGCACCCTTATTTGTATACCATGTTTGCATTACACGACCGTTACCTACTACGTGAGAAAAGAATCCCGAATCCACAGGTCTGCGCATGTGGTAATCTGCTTCATTGTAAACTGTGGATCTAGAATTTCCAGTTGAGTGAGCGTGGATTTGACGATAAGGTTCATATCCGATTTGTGGTAAATCCGTTCTAAGTCTACTTGTATCAATTTCCATTTATATTCCTCCTTTTAATTATGGCTATGTTAATGGCCAAGGGTCGTCTGTAATGTACGAAATATTTGACACCCTGATGTCTCCGATATCTCTATCGGTTGGTACTGGGTCGTTGAATTGGAAACGCATGTGATTTGCATCACCATAACCGCCTACATACCACGTTCCGTATGGGACACCGTCATCGTTGAAAATCTGACCAATTAGCGAACCAGACGTTCTATATCCTAAAGGTATACCGCCGTTTGCTATAAGGAAGCATTTCTTTTCACGGTTCCCTGGATGTCCGATGAATGCTGGGTTACCTCGTCTAACAATTCCGAACCAACCCCATTGTAGTCCGCCGAATTGATAAGTTACGGTATCATTAACTCTTCGGACTTGCATATAAGAATTACCTAATTTAGACAGTATATTCAGTTTTTTCCAACCTGTATCACCGTCTAACACAAACCAACCTTGGTTTCCTGAAGCTGTACGTTTAATCCATTTCAAAGCTCCGTTAGTTTTCTTAGTGTCAACGTATGTCTGTCCGATAGTACCATCGACTTTACCATTTGGCATCCCCTCACCGATTAGTTCGGTAGAGGAAGTTGATGGAGTAGGTGCATTTTGACTGGAAGCAGGTAGATTTACTGTTCCACCACCGTGAGATAGTGTTAGCGTGTTACCGCTAAGCGATAGTGTTTGCGGAATGCCAACGCCATCAGCACCTTTAGGACCAGTTAAACCAATAGGCCCTTGAGGTCCAGCGGGTCCAGCAGGCCCTTGTTCCCCACGTTCCCCTCTTTGTCCGTCTTGACCTCTTTCACCTTGAATACCTTGCAAACCTTGAGGCCCTTGCAGTCCGTCCGCCCCTCGTTCTCCTTGTGGTCCTGGTGGTCCTTGTGGTCCAGGCTCTCCTCGTTCGCCACGCTCGCCTGATTTTAATTGAACGGCTTTTAGCTCGTCTTTAGTCGCGAGTGTTTCCGCTTGATTTTCCAACGTCTGAACTCGCATTTTTAAAACTGTATCGTTATACGGCTGTGGTAGTTCCGTTTTCTTAGCGTATTCTTCTAGGCTCTGATGCTCGGTTAAGTAGCCTTTAGATTCCAATTCTTGCTTGGTAACTAATTCGCTAGTATTCACGCTTGGTTTGTGTTCCAAAACTTCCAAGCGTTGCTTGATTTCTGTATCGTTATATACAGTATCATTATCTGTCTTGTTTTCTAACGCTGTTACACGCTCTCTAAGGGCGCTATCGTCATAGACGGTGTCTTTATCCGTCTTTGCCTTTAAAGTCTCAATTTCACTTGAAATTTGCTCAATTTCAGCACGTTCTACCTTATTTGATAATTCTTGCTTAGTAGCGAATGATCTTGTATCAATTTCTGGTTTCGTTTCAAGTGCTTGCAAACGTCGTAAGATTTCAGAGTCGTCAAAAGTTGCGCCCTCGACATGGATATTCTTGATTGCCTCTTCTAATTCAGCCTTTGTAACAATATCCGTTACAGCGACAATTCTTTTAGTTTCTTTCTCAATAACAGGCAATTCGCTATGCTTATCAATTTCTGATACACGAACGCCAAAAGAGAATTTTAAAATGTCAGCAGATTGTTCCACTTTCTCAGCGTATACATAGCCGTATACAATTTCATCCGTTGTAATTAAACTAGTATCGAATGGAACTTCAACCACGTTTCCGACCACGTTTCCTGCCACTTCTAGGAAGCGATTCGTCGTTTTGAAGTGAAATAAAACTACAATCTTTCCAACGTTAACTCCATCTAACTTCAACTCGATAAATGCGTTGTTCTTATCATGAGAATAGAATTCCTCTTTAATGTTGTAAACATTATCTCGGACGTTGGCGCAAACGCCAGCTTGTCGTTTAATAATTTTTTTCAAAGGTTGTCCCCCTTTCATGAAAAATAAAAAGGGAAGTCTTAGGACTCCCCTTTTTTAGTTTAATCTTCGCTCGGTTCGTGATACTCAAGTGCTCTTGAACTATCAGTCAGTCCAGCGGTTGTTGGGTCGTTAACAACCCCAACTAATACTAAGAAGGCAAACAATACATTGATAAATACTAGGATTTTATCAACAGTATCGCCAAACTCCAATTTAAAATTGAAGATATTCGCAAAGGCTTGAGCAAGTAATGCCAACGCTGGCACTAAAGCAAGCCAAAAGTTTTTATTTTTAATTCGTACTGTCCAGTTAATTTTGTCCATTATCTTTCCTCCACAATTTCTAGTTCGAGAAATTTCTCAAACAGTATTTTGATAGCACCGTTCCCGCCTAATTCAACGTAGCTTTCATAAAGCCTTGAAAGTTCTTCGATTTCATGCTGGCTTGTCTTTCCACGTCGTATTGCTTTTTTTAAGTTTTCTTGCAATCGAAAACGCTGTAATCGTTGCAATCCTTTTCTGATAAGTGAAAGATTATCCCGATTTTCTTTCCCGATTTCAGTAACTTTAACAACCGACTTTTCAAGGCCGTCGATTTTATCGGTCAAAACGTTGATTTGTTTTTCAGTTTCTTTTGTATTTTGCGTACTTTTAAACGAGAAATAACTTGGGATAATCACAATTAAGACGGGCGTGAGTTTATCGATTAAGGTTAAGAATTCCAATTAACCCACCTCCCTTTCTAAAACAGTTGACTATTGAACAGGCTGAGTGTCTAACTCATTTGATGGTTTTTCTTGTTTTGGTTCAGTCCACTTCCAGATTCCTAACTTACCGTTTTGCTCAAGTGATGCAAGTTGCTCAAGTGTTTCTCCTTGATAAGTGAACGGTTCGTTTACTTGAATCATGACACGTTTTCCTTCTTGGAATTTCTCAACGTGATTCACATCTTCAAGCGTGAAAATTTCTTGCGATTGGTAAGTTTTGCCAGTCTTAGCAGGGTCTACCAATTCTAAACCACGTTTGAAAACAGTTGGGTCTAGTGGATTGTCTACATCCGTTACTCGAGCCAAAACTGCCCAATCTGCAACGGCTTTTACTTCCGCAATTTTTGCATCTTTTTCAGCAAGTTTTTCTTCATAACTTTCAGCTTGCGTACGTAAATCTTCTTGAAGTTTCTTCACTCCATCAGCTGGATTGAATTCAGTAGTCACTTGTCCAATGACTACCTTAATTAATTCCTCGTCTGATTCGTTCACAAGGTTTCCGACCAACACACGGTCAAAAGCCGTATATGGCGCTTCTTGACGAATCGCAACGAATGTACGATTGTTTTCTTGTAAGTATTTGTTGATTACTTTAAATGTCATCTATTATTCTTCCTCTTCTTTCTCTGATTGTAGTTGTTGGATTTGTTCTTGCGCTTCTTCATATAAAGCTTTGTAATTTGCGCATTCAATCGTTTTATTCGCCAATTGAATCGCTAAGTCGTTAATAACTTTGTCTTGTGTATTCATGTTTCGCCTCTCTTATTTCCATTTTGTGTAATAACCTCGACTGTAATTTCCAGCCACTGCTCCTAGATTTCTGAAATTATCGTAAATATCATTTAAGATATATGATAATCGAACACCTTGAATAACAATTTCGTCAACGCCAGCAAGCGTATGAGTGTTCGTGTCAATAGACACTTCTTTCAAACCTGGTTGTGCACTTATGTTAAATGTGATTTTTTGCCCATACATATTCACGGCACTTTGAACATTACTTCCGCTTCGTCCATTCCAGATTTGAAGGCCTGCTGATGTATGGTCCATAGTTACGAACCTATTTCTATTA